TTTTTCATCATTTCGGTTAAAATCTCTTTTTGCTTACGCTTTTTATCGGTAATCAACCCATTAAATGCTATTATAAGTGCAACTGCCAACGGATCAAACACAAAAACTATGATAAAAATGAAAAATTTTACCACATTATTAAGGGAAACATCAAATGCTTCAGCTACAAATCGAAATCCACCAACTTCTCTCTCTAAATCGATGTTTTTGTTCTTAATGTTGTTGATTGAATCTAATGCAACGTTGTTCTGAATGGTTAATTCATCTATTCTTTTCGATATTTTAGTAATTTCTGAATCCGCATTACGAACCATTTGGGAAAGACGTGATGTTGAACCATTTCTTTCCACTACTTTAGAAATGTTCGCCTCCTGGGAGTTACGAATGTTTTGCTGATTGGTTAATTGAGTTGTGTATCTTTCAATCTCTTTATCATTTTTATTGATTTGAGTTTGAAATACTGCAACATCTCTTTCAATTTTTTGTAATTCTAAATTTTGTTGTTGGAAGGCATTGGAAAGGTATCCAAAAATACCAGCAGATGTAATTAACATAAGAATACCTACTGATAAAGTAAGATACCATTTATTAAATCCATGTATTGAATCCCACATTTGCTTTAAGTAGGTTGCAGCAACCAATTTGGCAAATTCTAATGAACCTGCCATCACCATTACTGATAATGATGCTCCAGCAAATAATACCCCTAAACCTGTAACTGAAAAATATGCAGCACAACCTGCTACCAAAATTGCTGAAAAACCTACTAAGATTTTTAACCAATTCATTTTATCCTAAGTCTAATAAATCGTTGTTACCTTCAACTAAATTTTTAACTTCTTCTAATAATCTAATTGCTTCCGTATTGTTAGCCGGTCTCGCTCCCTTCATCATATCCAAAACAATTCTTAATCTTTGATTGATTGCTTCATTGTTGTCTTGAATTCTTTGTTTAAATTTTGCCATAAAATTGATTTGTTTATATAAATATATATTAATAAAAAAGGGAAGATATAAATCCTCCCTTACTAAATATAGAAATAAAAATCTAATTATCCAACTTTTAATGAAAGTTTTTTAGGTTTAGATTCTTCTTTTCTTTCAACAATGAATGTCAAGATACCATTCTTAACTTCTGCTTTAGCACTTCTACCATCTAAATCTTTACCCAAAGTAATTCTTTCATCGATGTTAGCAACTAATTCAGTAAATGGTGTTTTATCTTCACCTTTTTTTGCTTTTACTTCTATTTTGTCTTCATAACAATTAATCTCAATGTTTTTCGGGTCATGCCCTAAAACTGATAATGCAATAAATGCTTTATCATCTTTTACCTCAACCGCAAATTTTGAGGGAACATAGGTATGAGAATAAGTTTCCCATAGCGGGGTTTTGTCTGCAACCATTAATTTGTCAACGAATCTGTCGAAATCTGAATAGAACATAGTTTTAAGTTTTTAAGTTTACTTATAGTATTCAATTCTTATACCACCACCCCTTTTGTTACAAAATACTGACAAAATTACATTCACAATATAACAAAAAAGAAAAAGTGTCATTAAAATACTCTCAACCCTTGTTGTCTTTCAATAACAGTACTCATATGGTCTGCCCAATGTAGAATATACTGAATGGTATAACGAAGGTATTTTGAAGTATCATAAACTTTGTAATACTTTTCATTATCTTCATCATAAACTCCGTCTGTTAATTTAATACCAAACCATTCTTTATCAGAATAGGTAATACCATATTGAGAAAGAGTAAAAAATCCTCTATCAGTAATACTCATAAATGGAATTGCTTCGTTTCTTTTAAAGTATTCACCCTTATTCTTAATATGCCAATCAGAATCGTTGGCTATATAATGTAATTCACCCTTAATACCCAACTTACCTAAATCGTGATGCAATGCTGCAAAAATTAATTCTTCATCTGTAAAATCAACTGTTCCACCACATTCAGTAAAAAGATTTTTCATTTTTAAAGAATGCTTACAAACATTAAATATGTGGTCAATGTAACCACCTTCATACGCATAATGGAAATTCTTATTACCACTCGCTGGTGATAACATTAGGTTAGGTCCCAATTCTTCCATCGAATACATTTTGAGAAGTTTTTCTTTCCTTTCTCCTGTGATGTATTTATCGATTATTCCTAGGAACTTTCGATAGTTACTTTCTAACTCTTCATTTGTGTGTCTATTCATAACCTTTATTTTTATTATTCTTTTTCTGTTGTCTAGTCTATACTAAAATAAGATACCCCAAATATACGAAAATTTTTCCAATTTTCCAACTAAAACCAAATATTTTTTTTCAACTATTTTAAATTTTCTTTTGTAAGAACAAAATACAGCATATCTAATTCCTCTACAAAGGTACATAAACCCAATCCTCCACTATCAAATAGTTCAACGATATACTCACCCTCGTTAAGGCCTATATCCACAGATTCAACATTATATGAGGAAATAAGATACATACAATTCGGGTCAGTATTACTTTTTGGTAATTTGAGCATAAATGCGTATGAACCCTCATCCTGCTCATCATTGATTCTCTCAAATCCTAAATCGATTAGATGTTCCTCTGTAATAGGGGTTAATTCAATTTGTATTTTCGGTTTCATTAATCTAAAACTATTTTTGTGTAAAGAATCTTATTAGATTCGTAATTAAATGCCTTTACAATCATAGTATCACCTCTCATCCTACTAATCGGTGAAATGATGGTGTTTATTTCTCCTTTTGTCCCACTATATGATGCTTTGTTTACAGTAGGAACTAATTCATCCTTTGAGGCAATAAGTGGTGGTAAATTAGCAATTGTAAATTGACCGGTATAATAATTAAGGTATGATTTTGTGATGGTTGCAATTGTATCATTTCTTTTTAGCATCCAATATAAGTTACTTTCCCACTCAATTTTTTGTGGAGGAAAAGGCTCTTTACCATTCACTAAAATTCTACCAGTAACCCTATGAGATTGTTGATTAAGAGTTGTATCAATTTTAAGGTGATAAAACCCATTACCATCTTTTAGTAAAGACCTACTACCATCTCTCATTAAAACTGAATCAATTGTAAAGGTATATTCTTTAATTGGTTGAACACTTTCCACATCTTTCTCGCACGCAGAAAAAAGAAAAAACGCCGAAATACCTATTAAGGTTTTTTTCATAGTAAATGTTTTAATACTGATTCCCAATCCGGAAATTTATTAGTTCCAAAATGAATATGCTCTCCTCCGAAATTTTCTACACCATTTGCTTTTCTATCATCAATAATGTAATCACCAATTAACATTCCTTTCAAATGTGTTATGGCCATCTTCTTATAGAATAGTTCACCAAAGTACTCTTCAATCCAAAACCTCTTATCCATAGCGGCCATTGGATTACCCCACGGCGCTGCGGTTGCAATATACATTTCATACTTACCACTCTCTTCCAATTTCTTAATCGCCTCAATAGCCCCTTTTATCGGCGGAGGGTTTCGGAAAATACCAGGTATATGGTCGTAATCACCTTCGTATGATGTTTTTAACAATTCGTTTTTAGAGATGGTTTCCTCAACATGTCCATTGAAATCAACTAACACACCATCCATATCAATCCACAATACTTTTTTCATAATCTATTTTAAATGATAACTATATAACCAACCACAATCATCATCATATATATCTTGCTCAACAACATTTTTACCTATGATTTCTTGCAGTTTATTTAAATTAACTCTACTCCAATAACCGAATCGAAAATAAACTGAATTAGAACCCATTGATTGGTCTATATCAAAATCACCAAAAACTTCTTCTACCTTCTTCAATTGTGAAATGTCTATCCTATTCATATTTTTAAGTTTTATATTTTATTAAAGGTATTCAGGCCCATAAACTCCATACTTAGCAGTTCCATCGATGATGTTACCCCTAGCATGCTTTGCCGGAGCTTTCCAAGTTGCTGCTTTCAACAAATCACCTTTCTTAATTGGTGAACCTTTCAAGTCTCCATCAACTCTACTGATGAATCCCCAACAGGTAGTTCCATCCCATAAACGAATGAATTTATTTCCAATTTCAACGGTCAATTCTTTCCATTGATTGGGTATATTCGCTTTCACATAGTAATCTTTTCTTTGAATGTTTACGGTGTTGATAAAATTACCTACAATTGGATTAGAATTTAGATAATCTAACGCTTTTTGATTTGTGGTTCTCATATTTCTTATCTTTTATTACATAGTAAAGATATGACAAATAATTGAATTTTCCAAGCATTATGAGGATTATTTTAAAAAAATAACCCATTGAAAATCAACGGGTTATAAAAAATTAATCGATTTTTCAAAAAAATCATACTCAAAAGTAATCGGTGGGTTAAGGGCTTCATACCTTAAATTACAAGTACACCCATTAAAGGCAAATCCTCCCCAAAATGTTTCCTTATATCCATACCCTTCGTGAATATGCCCACTAAAATGTAAAGGAGTTTTTAATTCATTCAATCGGTGGTATAAATCAGCACATCCTACATTTTCATAGGTATTAGATGTTCTATCACAATAGCCGTATATTGGGCCGTGTGTAATTACTATATCAGTATCATCGGGGATTTTATTCCAAATTTGTGCTGAATCGTAACCCCTATCAACATTAAATCCCCAACCATATCCAAAAGTAGCGGAATAAGGTGAACCCCATATTTTCAGTTGGTCTATTTCTACAAATGAATTTTCCAAATAAAAAACATTAGGATTAAGACCTGTTGCTAATAAATCCTCCAACCAATCAGGCTTTCCTTTTACAGGTGGCTCAAAATACTGCCTTCTATCAAAGTGAACGGATTTATCTCTAAACAATTCTTCGGAATCAAATGTTAGGTCGTGATTACCTGCTATAAACACTTTGTTAGTGTAATTATCGATTCCATTAAACCATTTGATAAACTCTTCAACTTCGTGCTTCCTACCAATAGATGAAACATCACCACTATGAATAAGTAAATCACCACCTGGTAATTTACCATTTAGCTGTTTGTGTTTGTTATGAGTATCACTAATATGTGTGATTATTCTTTTCATTCCCAAATATAAGAAAAATTATTCGTTATTCCAAATTATTTTTTCAGCATTCATATAAGTTATATTAAATAAAAGTGCTATTCGGTTTACATCACATTTTAGTAAAGAAACTGAATGCTCCGGATCACTATCACCTCTAAAATTTAAAAATACCAATTTACCATAATCTGGTGGCAATTCTTTTCCATTTACAACAAAACAACCGCCACATCTCTTTTTATAATCTTTATTAAGGTATAGTAAGATGTTTGCTAATTTAGTAAAATCTTTTGGAATAGCAGGTTTACCATCTTTATGAGGTGATAGCCTCCCGCTCTTTTTATACATAGTTAATAATCCCTCCGATAAAGTAAATTTTTTGATGCTAAATTTTGTATCATCTAATTTACGAACAATTATATCGTTTCCATAAATTTCGAAAACTTTTGATACTATGTATTTGTAAATTAGGGGGTAATCTCTCCAATCAATAGTTTTACCATATAATGAAAATTGTCCTATGTTAAAATCATTCTCGCTTATCCATTTTTCTATTTCATTATATTCATCGGAAAGGGTTGAAAACGAATCAAACTCTCTTATTGTATTATTAAATCCCTCTCTTGAAAAAAGTATTTAAGATAGATTTCGGACAATTTGATAATGATAAAAAATTAGTTTCCGAATACTCCTTATCATTTGAAGTTCAACAGCATCTTATTGCGGAATTGTGGTTTGATAAATTAAAAGATTTATTATCCGATTCGACATGGAAATTAGAAACACGATGGGCCGCATTTAAACTACCTAGCCGTAATCCAAAAATTCTTGTTGAAAAATTAAAAAGATGCGTTGAAGCAATTAATAACTCCGATTGGTTCGATTATCATATTATAGAAAGTGATATGATTACTGAAGATTACCCTATGGAGGTTCATAACATTATACATCATCATTTCGAAACCCTAATTGGACAAGTTTGGAAACCATCCGAATACTGGCAAAGAATAATTGAAAAGAAGGATTGGAAATTAGTAGATGCGGTTAGAGGATTAAATGACCTTTCGCATGAAATTGAAGAGTGGAATATGGGAGGAGATGCAACTATTTGCACTACATTTATGAACGGACTTGCTCCAATACAAAAAGTAGAATTACCAAAAGAGGCTGATGAATGGTTTACATTAGATGGTGCATTTGGTAGAGGTTATTTACATTATGCACAATTAGGAAAAACGTGGCAAGAAGTTTGCATCGATGATGATGACCATATAGATCCTACTAACATATCCGAACACCGATTATTAAGTGGTGAATTCGATTTACAATTTTCTTTGTATGATAGAACTCACGAAGGAATGGTTGAATCGTTTGGTATGAGAGAAAAACTTGCTAAATTCGATAGAACACCAGATGATAAAAGCCTTCGATTAGGATACTGCCCTATATTCGATATTAAATCTCAATCTATATTAACGAATGATGATAAACTAAACATTATTGATAATATAAGAAATCATCCTCAAATTATAAGGATGAATTTAGATGGAGTAGAGAGACCGTTTACTCCCTACTTTGATCCATATTAAATTGGTGGAGGTGGAGGGAGTCGAACCCTCGTCCAAATACGGATTTAATAAACATCGTTCACAAGCTTAGTTTGTTTTTCTTAACAAACAAAATATTCGGTTGGTTCTTCACCATCGACAACCGATAAACAATGGGTGATTCGATTTTGGGTTCAATCACTTTTTCACCTTTATAACTACTTCTGTTACTAAGCGTATGTAGTCCGGCTCTATTGTTTGATTAGGCTGCTACAGCGTAATCAGCACCAACGAATGCCATAGCATCTTCGAAGGTCATTGTAGATAATTCTACGTCATTTATTGTTCGATAGGTATTTACGGATTTCCATCTAACCCGGCTTGCAA